CCACTCGGATGAAGAGGGGGACCTCCTTTCCGCACGAATCGTGCGTGAACTTCACACCATTGTATTGGGGACCCGGCTGGTTCTTCTCAATGGCATCGAGGATGGACTGGCGGTCCATGAGGCCGAGAGAGCGGGCGAAGTCCGGGTTTCCACTGACGGCCTGTTCGCTGCCGTCCGCCTCGACGACGGAGATGATGCAGCGGGAAAGCAGAATGGTGTTCTGCTCGGAGTCGCTGGCACGGTCCATGATGGCCAGAAGCGCTTCCTGGTCGGCGCCGACGGGGAGGCGGACGAAGGCGGTGCGGCCCTTGCGCAGCGGCACCTCGAAGGTCCGCTTGGAGGGGTCCTCCAGGCGCCGGATCGGGATCTCATCGAGGGTGACGGTGAGGGTGAACTCCTCGGCGCACCACGGACAGGAGTACTGGTCCCAGACGATCTCGTCGCCGTAGGTGGCCCGCCGGATCTCCAGGAGGAGCATGTCGCGGTCGCCGAGCAGCAGCTCGGACAGGACGGACGGGGAGGCGAGGAGGCCGGCGACGCCTACGGTGCCAGCCTGGAGCAGGGTGGCAAGGAACTTGCCGATGCCTCCGGAGCGGGCCTTGGTCAGGGCTTCCTCGTCGGCGCCGGTCAGTTCGCGGACCTCGGCGTCGTAGCGGACGGAGGCGTAGTCACCACCCCGGACGTAGCCACCCGGCAGGCTGAAGTTGCCGCCTGCCGGGTGGCTGATCGAGGGCTTGGCGACCTCTCCCTGCGTGGCTTCGGACAGAAGCGCGGAGATCTGCGCATTGGCAGCCGCAGGGTTGTCGAGGGGGTTGGTGTACCCCTCGGTATTAAGGTCGGTAGCCACGGATTTTGCTCCTAGTTAGTAGGGCGTGAATTACTTCTTCGAGTTGAAACTCACCGCAGTCGAGCCTACCTTGCTCGCCAACTTGAACTCGAATCCCTCGTGGGCGAGGGTCATCTGCTGGACGACAATTGCGTTGGCGCCGGCGTCGAGGTCGGAGAAGGCTACCGCCGTGGGCCACGCATTGTAGATGCGGAATGCAGCCTTGGCGGGGGTGGTGCCCTTGGTCACCGGGTGGTCGAGGATGTAGACGTCGACCATGGCGCGGAATTCGTCGCCGGCCGCGCCGTTTCCTTCGCCCTGCATGACGGTGAACAACTGGCGCATCCAGTCCATCATTGCGGAGTCGCCCACGACGAGACCCTTGGAAAGGGTGATGGGGGCAAAATCGGACTGTCCGGGCATTTTCTGCGTAGTGGTATTCATTCCGCCTTCTCGGTACGGAATGACCTCCGTCGTGACGTTCAGTCCGGAAACGGACATGAAGCCCATGCGGGCGAACGTCTTGAGCGTCGGGTGCTGGATCTGCACCTGGAACTTGAAGTTCCGGAGCGGGTCCGAAGCGAGCCGGGCGATCGAGTTCGTGGTCGTAGCCATCAGTCAGGGGCCTCTCAGGAAGTGGTCTCGGTAGCGGTCGACCCACCGGAGTACTGACCGATCTGGATCACGATGTACTCAGCAGGCGTCTGAAGGGCCACGCCGACCTGGATGTTGACGGTGCCGCTCGCCACGCTGGCGGGGGTGTTGTTCGTGGAGTCGCAGACGACGAAGAACGCCTCGTCCGTGGTCGTGCCCGCGAGAACGCCGGTCTGCATGAGCGTCAGCAGGTACTGCGTGGCGAGCGCGCTGATCTGGTCCCACAGGATCTGGTCGTTGGGCTCGAACACGGCGAAGCGCGTGAGGTCGAGCAGACCCTTCTTGATCAGCATCAGCGAGCGCCGGATGCTGACGTAGCGGTCCGGCATGTTGATCGACAGGGTCCGCGCGCCGTAGATGACGAAGCCGGTGCCGGGCAGGGACTTGATGACGTTGATGCCGGAGACGTTCAGGCTGTCCTGGTCGTCGTTGGTGAAGCGGAACTGGACGTCCAACACTCCCTTGAGCGCAGTGTCGACGCCGGCCGGGGGCTTCTGCACGCCGCGCGAGGCGTCGGTACGGCTGTACTGGCCGAGGACCGCGCCACCCGGAGGCAGCAGACGGGACGAGCCGGAAGCCAGCGTCGCCGGGTCGTTGACGATCAGCCACGGCCCGTACACGGCCGCGTGGGAGGACGACGCCAGCGCCGAGCCACCCGAGGACATGCCCTGGAGCGCGAGCGCGTAGGAGTGCGCGTTGTCGGAGGCCAGCGGCTTGACGCCGTCCACGACGACGAACACGTTGCCCTGGGTCTGTGCCCACGAGACGACCGGGTTCAGGACCGTCGCGTCGGAGACACCGGGGATGTTGAGGACCAGGTTGTCCTCGACGACCTCCAACCGCTTGGCGGCCGTCTCCAGGTTGACCGCGGCCACACCGTCGGCACCGCCGGCCAGCGGAACGCCGGCCTGGACGACGGGGCCGTGGTTCGCGGCCCAGGCGGTATTAAGCAGGCTCTGGATCTGGACGTAAGACGAGCCGGTCACCGGGGAGTTGATCAGCGCCTGCGCGTTGCGGGAGTCGGACGGGTCGAGCGAGACGTCCGGGAAGCGCTCCTTCAGGTACGCCGTCGTGGTTCCGCCCACGTACACGTACAGGTCGAACCGGCCGGCCCCCGTCGCACCCGCCGCGATGTCGACGTAGATCTTGTTACCCCACGTGCCGGGCGAGATAGCGGTGATCTTCAGGGTGTCCTTGGCGACCGTCTCGGTGTCCTGGAGCGTGACGGACGCCGCGACGGCATCGCTGGCCGCGGCGCGGACGATGTAGGCCTGATTGCCACCGTTGTTGAAGTAGGACCAGACGGCGAACGGCAGCAGGTCGGAGGTGTCGCCGAAGCCGCCGTAGGCCGCGACGTACTGCGACCAGGACGAGACCAGCGTCGGCGCCAACGAGCCGCCCTGCTTGCAGGTGCCGACGAACGCCGCCACCGACTCGCCCGGGGTGCTCACGGCCTGCGCGAGCGGGGTCAGCGTCTCGCTGACGTAGACACCGGGCCGCTTGTAGACAGTCATCAATTTCTCCTGGGTAAGGGTGAATTCCTGGGGTTACGAATCCTTGTTCCGGATCACGGTCGGATTACCTGTTCCGAGAAGTACTCGAAGTCCAGAGCCACGGTCTGCGCCTTGACGTAGGCGTCGGCGACAGCCGGGAGCATTTCGCTGGAGACAGAGATCAGATATTCGCGACGGAACAGGCGCTTCCCGTTCTCGTCGCGAACGTCGGCCAGCTCGGGGCCACCGAGAATGTCCAGCCGGCGCACAGTGCCGTCCTCGGGAACCTCCAGAAAACCGAAACGGGCCGGGAGGTAATCGCGCTGCATCACCGCGGAGGCGAGAGCAATGTCGTGCTCCGCCAGACGCGTGAACACAGACACCCGGTAGCGGAGGTCGTACGGTATGGGGAACTCCACCAGGTACGGGGAGTCCGCCACCGAGATCTCCGTGGCACCGTCCTCCCACCAGCGCGAAGTCCCCTCCGGCGCGTACGGCAGGAAGGCCTGACCACGGTGCTCGCGGTCGTCGGCCTTCTCGATCCCCGCGTGCTCGATAACGACCAGCGGGAACGTCTGCTTCGCCAGCTCGGTCTCAGGAATGCGAAAGCGCACCGGGACAGGACGTCCTTCCGGCGCATTCGCATCGTCGACAGTGAGGCCCTGAAGTTTCGCCTTTACGGCGCGGTCCTCATTGATGAGCCATGGCAAAGGGGGCCTCGCGGGATCTCGAACAGCGGAAGTCTTCCGCCAATCAGGATCCCAAGAAAGCCGAGGAAGTTTATAAATCAGGCAGGCTGCGACCAGTGCGCGAACTGCACATCATTGACCAGTTCGTCGGGCTTCACCTGGACGGCTTCGATGCTGACGATGATGTCCCGGTTCTGGATCTGACCGAGAACCGCAATGGACGTCACCCGGAAAACCGCATCGTCATAGACGAGACGGTCCGTGAGGTATTTGTCGTGATCGATGTCCTGGTCGGTGAACCCCAACCTCCGCAGCGCGTCGAAACTCGCGGTGATGGAGAGGTTGTCCACCGAGTACAGGCCCTGCGGAGTGTCCTGCGCCGCGCCCTGGCTGTGTATGACGTGCAGGGCGGGGATCCGGTACGGACCGGCGTAGACCTTCCCCTGCCCGGTCGCCTCGTCGTACAGGTCCTCGCCGGCCGGGTCCGTGTGGGAGTAGCGGTAGTACTGCACGCTCTCGCCGACCTCGTGCTGGCGCCCCCGCAGGGACGCCATGATCTCGGTCGTCTCGTAGTTCGCATTGAACCGGCCGCTGCGCTTCCAGTCGAGTCGACCCATCGTCAGTACCCCCAGGACCCGAAGGAGCTGGAGGGGACGCCGGACTCGTCGTCGTTCTGGTGACCGGGACCGATGGGCGGGAGGATCCGCTGCGGCAGGGCGTGGTCGTCGTACTCGCGCTCGCGGAACAGCGGCACGAGCCGGCCGGTCGTACGGGAGACCCGGCGCAGGTTCGTGACCTCGATCGAGTACAGGCCCACACCCAACTTCTCGCACAGCATCTTGTAGCGGTCGTTCAGCATGTTGATCTGGGTCTGGATCTGCGCGAACCGCTGGCCCCGGTCGATGGAAGTACCGTCCGCCGTCTGCACGTTGATGTCGGTGGCCGCGTCCGTGGACAGCGCCCACATCGCCTCGACCACCGCCAGGATGACAACCATGATGTCCTCCTCCGGCGGGAGGGTCGCGAAGTCGACGGGCTCCTCCGTGTACCGGATGAAACCGTCGTCGTCCTTGTACCGGACGGAGATCGTACGGCCCCGGTTGTGCTGGGCGAACGCGTCGCCCAGGTACATGTCCAACTCGTCGTCGGCGAACAGCGAGAAGGAGTGGCCGGCCACGAGAAGCAGCGCGTCCAGGCCGAGCGGGGCCGTGAGCGTGAGGATGCCGTTCAAGGAGTCCAGGACGTAGTCCTGGCCGGTATTAAGCACCGTCTGTGTGGCGCCGGCGACCTGAACGACTTCGAGGCCGGTCACGTTGTTCGCGCTCAGCTCGTACTCGGCGACGTCTCCCGTCCCCCGGATGGTGTCGCGGAACGGGATGAGCCGGTCGCCCAGCTCGGAACGCACCCGCGTCCGCAGCTCCTCAAGAGTGGCCATTCCGCGACTCCAATCAGGCGTTCAGGGTGAGAGCGCCCGCAGCAACCTGAAGGCTCTCGTTCGTGGCGGCCTGAAGCGGATCGTCGATCGGCCAGGCGTAGATGACTTGGCCCGTCGTACCGGACGCCGAGGTGACCAGCGCAGCGAACTGTGCGGGGGCCGTCATGTCCGCGGTGAAGGGGCCGTAG